TCTGTATGGGAACAAAATTCACCGTTACAGCCAGCTTTGACGATGTGCAAAAATGGTCAATGGAAGCAAGCGTATTGAATCGCATTAGTGCGTAACATAAGCCCCGTAAGGGGCTTAGTTTAATTTAAAGTTTTCAAGCTCAGATAAGTCAATTTCATTTTGTTCTACGGCATCAAAATGATAAACATCAATACCTTCATTACATTCAGATTTAATAACCGCTAAATCTTCTTCATATCCCAAGAATGTTAATTCCATTTTGCATCTCCAATTGATATTGCTTCGTTGTATTTAACTATTACACACCTTCAAACCAACATCAAGCCACAACAACAAAAAAATGATAAAATATCGCAATGCTTTCATAGCGAGACTTTTTCATGATTGATGTTACCTCGGGCGACACGGTTATCACGTTTAACGGCGTTGATTACATTTTTCGCCCTTCACTAAAAAACATGGCAAAACTTGGCGACCCGAAAGAAATTATCGAGATTTTCGGGCAATTGCACGGCGCTGGCGTTGAATCAGCACTAAAAGACATAGATGGTTTCAGGTCTGACACTGATAACCTACAGGAACGCGCACAAGAGCTTATGATGCATCATGGCACGCACCTTGTGGCTATCGGTGAGCTCATGCAATTTCAGACTGGCGCGGATATTTACGGACGATATTACAAAGTACTATTGAAGCAGATACTTCCTACCGCTATTAACATTCTATGGTGCTGCTACGAAGGCGAAAGCGATTTAACGCCTATCGTCGGCGGTTACAAATCAGTGCGCGGTAAGCTGCTGTATTCCATCGGCAAGGCTAACACCAAAGAAATTATCATTCTTGCTCGCCACATGATGAAGCACGGCGTGGTCGGCGACGGCGAGAAAAAAGAAGATGGCGAATATTCAGATGAATTCAATCCGGCTGAGTTTGTAGAGGTTGCGGAAGATTTACTTCGCATGAGCCGCGGCGATGCAGAGCAGTTAACAATGACCAGTCTTATCCGCAGATTAGACCGCAGAAGCGGCAAGAAGAAAGAAAAAGAAATCAGCCGTGAAGAATACGCAGCACTGAAAGAATTGGCGACTAAGGGGAATAAATAATGGCAGAAAATAGCGCTGGTTCGCTGATATTTACGATAGGTGGTGACGCAAGCGGAATGCTTGAGGCTGCAAGAGCCGTGCAATCATCATCGAATAATATGGTTAGCAGCCTTAACTCTGTGTCGCAGGCAGCCGCCAAAACTTGGTCAGCATTCGGAAGCCTTGGCGGTGAGACTGTAAAACTTAACACCAATATGACACAAGTCGCAGTTGGTGTTAAAACAGCAACAAGCGGCATGTCAGGCGCTGGAAATATAGCCAGACAACTTGGTCAGCAGCTTCAAGATATTGCAGTGCAGGCCCAGATGGGAACCAGTGGATTGATTATATTTGGTCAGCAGGGCTCTCAGTTAGCATCTGTTTTTGGTAAGGGCGGTCCGTTAATAGGGGCAATAATAGCCGTTTCCGCAGCCATAGGAACAACATTATTTAACTCAGTACAGAAAACAGATGCTGAACTTGAAAAGTTAATAAGCACAGTAGATAAGTTAGGTAAAGCGCAAAAGGATGTTATTTCACTTGAGCTTAACAACAAACTAAAAGACAACTCAACAGCAGCAGCAGAACTTGCGCAGCGCATAGCAACACTTAACAACTTCTCGCGCCAAAGTGGCGGATTAACGAAAGGCCAAGCGGATGACCTTGTTAGGCTGAAAGGTGAATACGCAGACCTGCAAGACCAAACCAAAGGGTATCAAGACCAACTAGCAACGGTAAACAAGTCATACACTGAAAATACTGACAAGACAAAAAAAGCAAAAGAAGCCTATGACGAATTAATGAAGTCGTTAAATCTAGAAACGACAGCGTTAAAAGAAGGCGATCGCGCAGCTGCAAAATTAGCGGCATCACAAAAGTTAGGTGAGGGAGCAAGTAAAGCTCAGATAGCAGAAACTAACCGCCGCATTGATGCGTATTACGATGAAAAAGAAGCACAAGACGCAGCGCAAAAAGCCAAACAAGCAGCAACATCTGCTGCAAGAAAGGACACCACAGCGCAGCAACAAAACGCGCAACGTCTAGAAGATTCTGCAAGCAAAGCAAAACAGCTTGAAACGGAACTCGCCAATTTAAAATCAGGAACAGATGACAGCGCAAGCGCAACAAGTCGTTATAGTTTAGAAACGGCAAAACTTGAGGCGCAAAGAACTTTAGGTGCTACCGCTACACAGGCTCAGATTGACGCAGAAGCCGGATATATTCTGCGAGTACATCAAGCAACTGAAGCAATTTCAAACCTCAAAAAGAAACAAGCGGAAGACGTACAGACTACGCAAAAATTCGAGACTGTTGAAAGCAAGACAAAAACAAAAGGTCAGAATGTACAAGACCAATACAACGAAGACCTGAAAGCGCTAGAAAACTATCACAAGATGGCAGGCGCTAGTGATGCCAGATACCAGAAAACAAAAAGTAAGCTAGAAGAAAAATACCGCAAGGATAAACAAGCGGCAGCCATCGAAGACTACAAAGCGCAGTCCGAGTGGAATACATTTCTGATGGATGGGCTTGACGCGCTTGGGCAGTCTGCAACAACCACAATTGCAGGGTTAGCATCTGGTACTATGACCGCAACCGAGGCGATGCAGAATTTCGCTAACATCATTCTGAATCAGGCGGTTGGGGCGTTGGTTAGCATGGGTATTGAGGCGCTGAAAAATCAGATGGTTGGACAAGCTGCCGCAGCTACCAGCGTGGCAACTGCAAGCGCAACAGGAGCGGCAATATCATCTGCATATGCAACACCAGCATTCTTGGCTAACACTGCAACTATGGGCGGTGCGTCAGCTACAGGATTGGCATCACTACAAGCTGGCGTTGCATCATCACAGATGTTAGCGCTGGCCGGTGCTCGTCAGTTTGGTGGAGGAACAAATGCTGGTAGTGTTTATAGGCTTGGTGAAAACAACACGCCGGAAGTATGGAAAACCAGCGCTGGAATGTTCGGAATTTCTGGCGATGGAGGTAATGTTACGCCACTTAAAGACCTAGGTGGCGGCGGAGGTTTCAGCCAAAACGTCAGTATCGTTAATACATCCGGCGCAAGCGTTTCTCACAACACCAGTGCAGACGGTAAACAAATGCGCATACTGGTAGAGCAGACCGTGAGCAAGTCAATCAGCGAGAAGCGTGGTAGAATTTACTCAGCATTTAATAGAACTACAAACCTGCAATCGAGGGCTAGATAATGGCAATAGTCGCCTATCCTGAAAACGTACCACTGCCATTATTGACTGAAACTAGCCGCTCGCAGGCGGCTACGTTTCGAGCGTATCAGCCATTGGCTGGGCCTATTCGCATAAAGAAAACATCCAGTGACGCACCAGTGCAATATGATATCGCGTGGAGAATGTCACGCCTTGGTGCGCAACGGTTTACAACGTGGTTTTATAATCCGGAAGGATTAAATCAAGGTCGCAACACGTTCACTGTAAAACTGAATACCGAGTTCGGATTGCTTGACCATACAGTGCAATTGTTGCCAGATAGCTTAGTGCCATGCACCACGGAGGGATCTACAGTTTACAGTTACACGGCATCTGGCATTGTTCGAGCGCTTCCTATTCCGCAGGTTTACTTTGATTCCTATGACCTGTTGCAATCGGATTACTACACGCAGGCAGGCTTGTTTGATTTGATTGTTAATGATTATTTGCCGATTATTTAAGGTGCTGAAATGACATCAAACGCCACTATCTGGACAACAGCAAACCCAATTATGGAATTCGATACCATGATGATAAGTCATAGTTCGTTTGCTCCAGTTTATGTTGTTTTTAATCAGTACGATTCTGTCACGTTAAACGGTAACGAATACTTGCCATGCTATGGCGAGATTACCTACCCGGTTGTTGATGGTGAAACTACGCCAGAGGTTCAGGTAGACATGGCTCGCGCATTGGTAGGCGATGAAATAGAGCTACTAATCAAATCAATTCCGCCGTGGAAAAGAATGGCTGAACCTGTAATTGCTACATTTCAACACTGGTCAGAGGAAAACGGCGGCACGTTAATGTTTGGTTATGAGTTAAATATCAGTAGCGAAGGTGTTTCAATGTCGATTGATTCGGTAACGATAAAGGCGCAAAAGTTAAACCAGATGACGCGCTCAGTGGCTAGATTGTATGAAATTACAGAATGGCCAGGTTTGCAGAATACGTAAAAGAAAAGCCCCGAAAGGGGCTTAGTTTTTATATTTTATATTCTTTTCAAGGATGACGGTAACTGGATATGAGTTTGGGTCTTCTTTTTCACATATAAATGTTGGCCAATCAGTATCATCCTCATCATAAGCCCATAACCGCTCAATATCTGAATCATTTGCAGGTTCGCAATCCTCATCTGCTAATATTTCATTTGCCTCACCAAGAAATACATTGTTATCAATATCATGCCCAAATGCTATTAATCCCCATATCTCACCATTACAATCATGGTATAAATCAACAAACTCTTTCATATCTTCACTCCTTAATTAACTGTATTTAACTATTACACACAACATAACATCCTGTAAAGCGTATAATGAAAAAAATAGTTAAAAGGAGGTTTCATGACAGAACAAGAATTCATTTCGCATTGGGTCGGCACGCCATGGCTAGAGCGCGGCAACTCAACGCAAGGAATCGACTGCTGGGCGCTGGTTGTGCGTTATTACAAAGATGTTTTAGGTATTGAGCTTTGCAATGACTACGATGCAAACTTTCTGCAAGGTTATCTGCAAGAGGTGCAACACTGGAAGCCAACGACAGCAAAACAAGGTGTCGCATTTATGTGCTTTGACAAGATAACGCACGAACCTTGCCACGTTGGCGTAGTGGTTGGAAATGGTAAATTCATCCTACATTGCAAGAACACTACCGCCCACGGTGCGACACGGTGCGACAGACTCGCTGCTATGTTAAAATTGTATCCAGACATGCAATTTTATGAGTATATCGGATGACAAGCACCGCGCTAGTTGAGCATATGAAAAGCAAAGGTAAAGCGCTATTAATTATCGACGGCATTGCACGACAAAAACGACATGAAATTAGCACGGAAAAAACATGGGTTGAGCAAGTTATCGCGCAGGCTGGGCAGTTCGACCCAAAATTTACCGAACTGTATTTCAACGGCAAGAAAATCAGTAATGACGATTTTTTGTTTGATGCTTACCCGAAAGATGGTGATGCGCTGGTCATCAAGACAAGGCCTCAAGGATTAGACCCATTCACGTGGGCCATAATTGCAGTAGCTGCATTGTCTGCAGCACTTGTTTACACGATGACAAGAAAAATGAACCTGTCATCGCAAACGGGAAAACAATCGCCAAACTCTAGTTTTACCGGACAAACAAACACCGCCCGTCTTTATGAGCAGCGACCTGATATTTACGGCATTGTGCGAGCATATCCAGACATAATTTCTGAGGCTGTTGAGGAGTACAATTCAAATAACCGCAAGGTGTTAACGCATTATTTAAACGTTGGCCTTGGTTACTATGAGTTAACAAAACCGCGATACTCAGACAGTAATGTCGCCAACTTTGCCAACTCTGAATATACATTTTACCAAGCCGGTGAAACGATCCCTCTTATCTATGAGCAATACTCATTCAGCGAAATTGACTCGGCAGGGCAAGAGCTGCTTGGGCCTAATGAGATCGCGTACGTCACAGGAGACACGTTTTATGCGGCAACGCCAATTTCAGCATCATCAAATGCATCAGCCCAAACATTTACTGTTGTTTATGCAAATCCAACACCAGGCACAACACCTGATTTGGGTGGCGGTGGGCAGCTTGGCGCGTGGTGGCTAAATAGAAATGAATCAACTGATGAGATGATTGGTGTTGGTATAAAGTACACATACACCAGAGAAGCGCTAACTCAAACAGGTGTCGATGAAAATGGAGATCCGACCTATATATATGTACAAAAAACAGAGGAGTGTTCAACGCAGCAAAACATTATCACATACGATATAAGTCTTGATACATTCAATCTCACAGCTAGCTCATTTTATGGGCCGCACTCGGCAAGATACTATATTGGCGCAGTCGGAATGTATCAGATTGAATCAGCATGGGCAGGCTGGTACACGTCAAATGTAAGCGGCACAGAGCTATGGTTTAACTTTGCGTTTCAGCAAGGCCTGAAAGGTACCGCAAATATCGCAATTGAGTATTCAACTTGTGATAGCGATGGAGTTCCAATTGGTTCAATGGTAACAGCTAACATTTCATACTCAAAAGATACGTTCGACGACTGGTCATTTACTCACAAAATAACAGGACTCGCTGACTCGTATTATCGCGTAAGGCTAAAGCGCACAAACAACGCAAGCACTGACGCATCATCACCAGATATGGTGAAGATTGAAAAAATATCTGCGATGATTAAGCGCGTTAACGTTGTTCACGCAGATGATACGTTGTGGGTTATTAAAACCACAGCTAACAACCAAACTGCTGGCACCGAAATGAAATTCAACGTCATGGCTAGCCGAAAAATGATTTGGTGGGACGGTTCAACCGTGCGCGGCTGGAATGTGACAACAAAAACAGAAATACCATCAGACCAAAGAGCAAGTCAATTCTGTGCTGATGCAATCCTACATAACTGGATTGTAATGGGCGGAAACACGGTTGACGGCATTGATGTTGTAGGTCTTTATGAAATCCATGATGCACTTTATGCGCAAAATCCAGAGCTGGTTCGCTGCTCTGTGACGTTTGACGACAAAGACCAGTCGTTGGGCGACCGTATCGTAACCATTGCTAACTTAATGCGCTGCGAAACATCATTTGACGGTGACAAATACTACTTTGTGCGCGATGAACCTCGTAGCGTAGTTGTGGCTCAGTTCGATGGAAATAACATTGCATCAGACGGCTTTAGTCATACACATAGCTTCTTGGTTGCAGACCAAGTAACCGGAATTAAATTGCAATGGGTAGACGTTGAAGCGAAAAACAAAAAACGTTACATCTATTTAACACTTGATAGCAATGGAAACATCATCGAAGGACAATCATCACATCCAAACGAGATTGAATTCACAGGATGCTGCAATTCAACTCAAGCATATGACCGTGCATATTATGAAATGCGAAGATTGATTTATCGTAACCTAACAGTGCAGTTTGATACATTCAATGAAGGGTTTATCCCGCGCCATGGCGATTTAGTGCGTTACGTTGATTATGCAAATGAGTACATGTTTAACGGCGAGATAATGGCGATAACCATCAATAATGACGGCTCAGTGACTTATACGACCAGCGCGGTAATTGAGCTTGAAGATGGCGTGACATATTCAGCTATTTGCAACAATTCATCTGGTGCAGCTGATACCGATGGATGGGAAACGGTGACAGCTTGGACTCGTAACTCATTTACCGTTGCGGCACCACTTGACGGAGCATTCATTGCCAATGGTGACGACATCCGCATTGGCTCGCGCTACATCATCAGCAAGCTAGTTGAGAAATCAGCGAATCTGTTTTTGATGACAAAGAAAGAGCCAAACTCAGATGGAACAATCAACATTGAGCTGCAAAATTATGACGAGCGCGTATATCCATAGCGCCGTGATATAATGTAGGTAAATCAATAAAGAGGCTGTAAAAATGGTTGATACAACTCGCTACAACACCGGTAATGGACTCGGCTCAAATAAGTTAGAGGATTTGTCTGATAATGCGAAAAATATCGATAACTTTGCAAATAGTGGAAACGAAACATTCACTGATAGATTTGGAGTTTCCAGAAAATCAATTGCAGGCATGGAGTCAGACCATGTTGATCAAATAAATGCCCACGAGATTGAACACGACAACCAAATTGCTAGACATGAATCTGAATTTATAACGCACATCGAAGGAATGGGGTGGACTCCAGCCGCTGGTTCATTTCAAGCTGGCGGAACAATCACTGACAGGAATCAGACACTTTATGATGAGGTGTCGCAGGTGTTTTATGCGTGGGGTGGCACATTACCGAAAGTTGTGCCGGTTGGCTCAACACCATCAACAGCTGGCGGTACTGGTATTGGAGCATGGTCTGACAAGACTGATTTGATGCTGAGAAGCGATATTAATATCGTGCAAAAACGCTTCGCATGCGTTGATGATATGGTCACTGATACATCATTGTTAGCTGGTCAAATTGTAGAGTTCGTTAGTTATGTTTTAGGAAAATCAATTGGAGGAAATAAAGGGATAATTACCTCATCTGGCACTCCAGATGGCGGTCGGTATATTAGTTTATCCAACGGTCTCCTATTTAAAAGTTTAACCTACGCATTAACCCCTACTCAATTCGGGGCTATCCCCGATTATGGTTCAGATAATACTGACAATCATGTAGCGCTTAATAATTGGGCAAAACAAAATGTTTGCCGAGGAGAAGAGGGTAAGTTTTACAGTTCCACAGCGGTTACTTTTACGGGGACAAACCCATGGGTAAAAGACTGCCAAGGTTTAGAAGTTTATTTTGGTGGTACTGATATCCTAGGCTTCACGTCGTCTATAGATTCAACAGGAACATTACAGATAGATAAAGGGCTAAAATCCGTTTTTGTGGGATCTGCTACTACAACATCAAACGGTTTTGATTTCTCTGGATTTAGAAAACTATTTGTTGATGGCGTTTGGTCTCAAGGGTGGAAAAATTCAGGTATAAAGATTGCTAATGTTCGTAACTACGAGGTTGTAAATGGTGTATTTTGGCTGAATGATTGGGATGGGACAACCCCATTTGCAACTGGTGCGGATATACTTGTATATAGCTCAACCGCTGGAGAGTCTAAGGCAGGTAAAATACTAGATAATTGGTGTCTGTCAGATGCTTCCCAAGGGATTCTTGTGAATTCTCTGTCATATGATAGAGATATAATTATTCGCGGTAATCATGTGGCGGTTTATGACTCTACATTTTCCCCTAAAGATACTTCACTTGTTAAAAAACGACACTGCATAGAGATTGGTTATAACTCTGACCAAACATATGGCGGTAATTTGATTGTAGAAGGTAATATCTTGCGTTCTGCAAAATGGACAGGAATATATCGTTCGGGTAATGGTAACGCAGAATTCCCCGGCGCAACTATATTGAATAATCGCATCTACAGTGTTGGTTTTGGTACAGACTCCGGAGGAGTTTTAGGTGGTATATTACTTGGTAATGTAGTGTCTGGTGATGCTATTGAGGGTAATATTGTAGATGGTTTCGGAGGTGGCGGGGCTAATCAATCTGCGGCATTTAGACTACAAGACTCTGTTGGTGTTTGTACCTCAGTCAGATTTGTAAACAATCAAGACATAAATTCGTTAGGCTATGGGGTTTATTTAACCGGTAATGTTAATAATGTTGACATTATAAATCACAAATCAGTTAACCCTTATTTAGATAATATCTGCCTAGAGGCAATTTCCTCATCAACTTTGTTTGGTGATATTAACATCAAAGGCTCAGTAACTATCCGCAACACTATCGGATATGGTATCTCGTCAAAAGCAAATCTTAATGGGCTTAACGTAATCGAAGAGAATGTGATAAAGGGGTCTGACGTATCTCTTACAGATAATGCAAGCGTTGGGATTTATATCACTAGAGGTATAGATACGCTATCTGTGCGTAAAAATATCATAAAAGCTTTTAAATGGGGTACTTGGTATAACACCAGTTCTACTGCGGTAACAACAACAATGTGGGGTGATAATACCTTCGTGAGTTGTCTATATGGCGGCATGTTCCAAGGTTCAGCATCGGCCAATTACGTTTATGTAAACCCTAACAGATATGTGAATACACCTAACAGGTTCGGAACAAATGGGGGATATGCGGTTGCTAGTGAACAATTTATGATAAATGGGGTTGCTGCTAGTTAACGTGGAGAAAATGCCCCATTACGGGGCTTTTTCTTCATATCGCTTAATTTCTTTTTGTTGCCATTCAATTATTTTATCTGACTGCTTATTTGCTTCTGTTATTTCAGCCCTCAAAGCTGGTGCTAGCTCATCAATGCATGAGCCAAATTTCAAATCACTCGATTCAATCTGCCTTGGTCTTGGCAGCATCGACGCTGGCACTGTTACCATTTTTACTTTTGTCATTGTTAACGTGACAGGCTGCGTTTGATGGCTGCATGATGCAGATAGCATCAATAGCATCAGCAGGAATAGTTTGGTCATAACATGGCATTCCTTTTATTTGATTCTTGATTGAGTATTTTGTCTTTTGTAGTTCATTTTCTATGTCATTGTGCATGTTTTTGATTGCCAGCTGCACATCGTCAATGCTTTGCTGTGTTTCAGCTTGCTTTGAGATTGTTTCGTTGAGTGATGCATTTTTGTTTTGTGCATCAATGAGTGATTGCTCTAGTTTTGTTTTGTCTTCTTTGAGTTGTTGATTGTCGGAGTAAAGAATTTTCGAGCCAGCGACAAGTAATATAAAAGCTATAACGAAAGCAAAGTAAATGTATTTACTCATTATGATTCACCTTGCTTAACAATGCGCGACATCATAACGACAACAAACATCAGTGAATAGGCCCACTGCGGCATGTTGCTTCCGTAGTATTCGTTTACAGCCGCAACAACTACGCCGATAGTAGCAGCATGAACAGAAAACCATTTGTAGCACTGCTGCCAATCGTCAAGCAAGTGCGAGTTGAACCAGTTTTTTAGTTTTTCAAACATAAATCAGACTCCGCTTTTGCTCTGCGAACAAGACCAGGTAAAACCGTTTTGCCTGCATAAATGTATTTCAGCATGGATTTGCATGAATTAACTTTATCACCGCTGTTGGCATATTTAAGCACAGATGAGCGCTTGAATGTGCCGCACCCTTTGTTAAAGGCAAATGATGTGTACGCATCAAATTGACCTTGCGACAGCTTAGCTTTAATGCTTTCAATTACGCATGTTTCTGCCTCTTTAATATCAGAAACCCACATCTTTGCTATCTCGCCGTTGGTATATGTTTTATTTAGTTCGATATCAGAACCAGTGTGACCAATACCGACAGTCAAAACCTTTGCTGGGCAATAATAGCTTTCGGCTTGGCATGACTCAAAATCACCAATAAGCCGCAAACCATCTTTTGATGTGTGCAGCTCACCACTGTTGCTTGCAATGACAATGGCTATGATTGCCGATATCGAGCATGCGGCAATGGTTTTCTTCCGTTTAACCGCCATCACTCAATCTCCACCAAATCAATGCAATACGGCTCTGTGTCGATATAAACAAAAGCAGAGTCAGCGCCAGTGATAACACCTTTCCTTGGCGATTCTTTTGTAATTCGAAAACGTGGCATCGTGAATACTACTTCTTCACCGATGAGCGATTTGAAAAATGTTGTTTTATCCATGCTTTTACGTCCTAACTATTAGTGCAAATATAGCGACAATAACAGATGAAATAGTGGATACTGACATCGACGAATAAAGAGAAAACAAAAATTTATCCTTTAACTTAAAGTTTGCTCCAACAAAGTAATCTAAGCAGCAAAAAATCACAAACCAACATGACGCAAAAAACAAGTAAAGCTGCCATAACTCAAATTTAACGTCCATTAGTATACACCCCAATCTTCTTCGTTAATTTTATCCATGCTCATTCTCCAATAAAAAAGAGCGCTATAAACCGCGCCCTAACCAAAACTGCATCAAACGAAAGTAGTTATAGGCCTCTGTGTCATCTATCGCTTGTTGCTGCATACGTTCGCACCATTTGCTATACATAATCATTTCCTAGTAATCATCAGCATGCATTTGTTGGTTATAAATATCGATATCATCACTAGACTGCAAATCATCACGCTCAGATGATATTACAAGTCTATGTTTTGATGAGTACGTCCTATTATCTCTGCAGTATGAGCATGCACCGTGGTTTCTACATGTAACATCAAATTTCTTTGATCCACTATACTCATTTTTATGCGTTCTGCTCATAATGAATAACCGCACTCCTTTAGCATCCTGATAGCGGTATTATAACAGCCATTGCAAAACAAGTCGGCGTATTGTTGGATTGCACATTCTACGCGCTGCATTGTTGCTGCCTCATGCCAATAGTCATCATGCGATGCGGAATGGTGAACGACGTTTTCGGAATGCGCACCTTTGATGCATCACGATGTCTTGTTAGAACCTGTAATTTGCTTTTAGGTGGCCGGTTGCGCACAGGTATTCCTTGCAAGCGCAGGTACTTGTTAATTGTTGGTGCTGTCATGTGATATTTATCAACGATATCTTCCATTTTAATGCCGTCTTCATAGTCATCGATGATTAACGCAAGAATTGCACCAGTCATTTTGACATTTGATTTATCCCGGTTGCGCTTCATGGCGGCATGGATGTCATCGCTATTTAAGTCTGACAATCGTGCACTGATTGTATCTTTGCTACCTCCGTGTTTATCGGCAAGCGTAAACATAGTGATTTTACCGGCGCAATAATCCTGCAATTCTTGCTTAGTGAAATTTACTTCCTTGCGTTTGGTGCCCATTATTTATTCCATCCGTTACGATTAATAAATTCACGCATCGACTCTCTAACGCGCTCCAACTCGCTTTCTAGTACTTGCTCGATAAGCTCGTGCGATTGCATTAGTTTATCTGCATCGTTGCTGCAACGCGCTAATATCATGCGCGTTGTTTGCGTGTAGTGCTGTTTATAGCACTCAAGTGGTGTTGTTTTAGGCATTGCGCTATCTCCACATAGTTTTCATGTTAAAACACAATTTAATCCGCGCATCACAGAAATTGATTTGCTTATCGGTCAATGCGGAATCACGCGCCTTGGTGTATGCACTAATAACCTGATTAATCTCGCCAACAAAAACAACGCTGTTTTTATCAATGTGCGACTCAAGATAAACCGCTTCATTAATCAGTGATTTGTATTTCTCTTGCAGCGAACTAACTGAAATTTTCGGCTTAATAACTACTATTTCAGATGGTTGCAATCCATCTTTATCAGCAAACTTAACGCGCGATTTGTGCTTATTTGTGCGAGGCTTTACAGGATTGTTTCGAGTTGCATACAAATCATCATGCCAGATTTCTTGTTCCATTATTTGCTTCCTTGCAGTTTTTCTTTATGGATTATTGCACCAGCGATGTAGTTAATTGCGCCCAGTAGCTCACGGATAGCGGCATCGTGCGGCAGGCGTTGTGACTCCTGCATCTTCTTCATTGCTTGACCTAGAGCGAAACCTTCACCGCACAAGTCTTGAATAAGCTGCATAGGCTGCTTAGTGAATGGCAAATCCTGACCGTGGCGCTCTTGGCCTTTACCAGATGATGCCTGGTCGTAGGCGCGGCGCAATACTTTGCTTAGTGATGCGTAGTTGTCTGCTCGTTTTTCTGCTTCTTCGAATGACAATGAAATGCCAGAGTCATCGGTCGATGCACAATCATAAGCGCTACTATCAACAACCTTACAAAGCTCAATATCTTCAACTTGCTTATTTTCTGGAAT